GCCCTCTGGCATAGTTCTCCAAAAATACTTTTTGGTTCTGTATGCTGTTGCTCTCGCCGCCGTCCCTGTCCTCGTCGCCCACGGAAAGGCGGGAGTAAAGGGCTGTAATTTTGCTATAATCAGTCATGTGCATAACCTCCTGTGCGTCCATGTATGTGTCATTTACACTTAAAATTATGCACTCCATCTTGCTGAACCGTACTCAACTCCCTGCCGGAATTTCTTTGCATTTTTCGCTTTATAATAAACTACCATACGAAAGCCTATTCCGCATCCCACTCCTACCAGTAAATTTCTCGGCAGAAAACTTGGTAGCGGATTATGGAACGCACCTCCAATCCCATTGATTGTGTCCAACACCTTCTGTAGTGTATTGTCACCTGCCTGCTGTCCATACAGCCATGAAACCTTATTCAGAACATATCCAAAAATCACATAGGGAGCGCATTTCAGGGCAAGCTGTTTCTTATTTACCCCTTTTGTTTTTTCTTTGAGTGTTTTCGGAATTGACTGTAAATCCTTTTTAATTCCGTCAATGACCTTGCTTATAAGCTCTGTCCCCGGTCCTTATTTTTCTCTCTGCTTCGCTCCCTATTCTTATTCTGTGCAACAATCTTCTGAAGTCCTTTCAATTTCTGTCTGAGTGACGGACGCTGCTGTTTTTTCTCATTAACTTTGACAAATTCCTTGAATGCCTGTGCAATCACATCGGCATCTTTGCCCTTGAAAAATACAAGGTATTTTGGCGGCTCCATGGTCTTATCCCGCTTTACAGCGAAATCTACATTGTACTTTCTCGCTACACGCTCAAAAGCCTTAATGTTATCATCCGTGACCTCTATGGACTTCGCACCCGCCCCCTGACCGACCAGCTTTTTCACCGGTATTTTCCCGTGGGAAGGCTCTTTATGCTTCTGATGCTCCAGATACATCTTCATTGCCTTCTGGAGAACACTTGCGGTCAGTTTGGAAGTCTTGATTGCAAGAGCAATGGTTTTCTGTGTTGTTTCCTCCTGCACGGTGTACCTCCTTCCTTATCTGCACCGATTTGATTCAGGGTGGAACCAACAGCCTGTGTAATAAATATTTCATAAGTTCTCCTTTCCACTTCTGGACATTATGTCCAAAAGTTCTGCAAACGCAAAAAGGGCAGCTACAAACCTTTACGGTCTATAACTGCCCTTACGCTGTTTATGTACTACATTATATTATTGTTTGTTCTTTATTTCTAATATTTATATGATTCCATTTTCTCATCATCTAACTCACCAGATGCTGCTTTTGTTAAAAAATACAGCTTTTGCCATTTTATAGAATTACTTGAATTAAGAATTTCATCCTTGTATTGCTGTAATGATGTATATCGAGACAATGACTCTTTCATATTTTGGATTTGTTTTTCATCAAAATGTACTTGTATATTTATAAACTCTTTCTTGTATTGCTCCAATGCATCATTTGCTTTAATAAATTGTTTACATGTCATCCCCTCTTTGGCATTTTTAATCACATTCCAATTCTCTGGCTCTATATGTCTCATTTCATTTAATGCTATTTCAAGATTGACAATATTACTTGTTGTTGCATATTCCTCTTTATTTATTACTAATGTTCCGTTTATATCAAGTGCTTCTTTACCGGCTGGATATGGATATTCCCCAGGTTCCTGAAATATCAGATCTACTAAAGTACTAACACATAGATTAATATAATATGTGATAGTTTTTCCTTCCTTTTCAATAGAAACACTTTCAATTTCCCAATAAGTTTCTTCATCACCAACTTCGATAAATTCTTCATCTATTTCTTTTACAATATCCATGGCTTGAAGGAACTCACCAATTTTTATATCTATTTCTTCATTATAATCATCTACTAACAACCTAGCATCATCCATTGCGGATAATTGTAATGCGCTTTTTGAATTTCCAATATGAAGTTCTTCTGATAAATAAGAAAAGAATCGATCCAATGTTACAAAATAAATATTCAAAAATGGATTATATTCCTTAAATTCATCCAACAGTTCTGTTCTTAATTCAATTGGTATTTCACCATCTTTATCCCACCAATCTTCTTTTATATCATTACACACAAATATAACATGAACATTTTTCTCTTTAGCCACTTTCAAAATGCTTTTCCAAACAAAAAGATCTCCATATTTATCCGCCCCTTCTTTCTCACAATCCATATAACCAGGTGGAATACAATTATCAAATCTCACTTTTCCTTCTTGTAAAATTGATAGCTTTTTTGAAAATTTTAATGGTTCCTCGATTTTCCCATTAGAATCTAGAAAATCTACAAATTCTTTTACCCTATCATTATTCAAAAAATCAAGGCTTAATTGCTTTTCAGCTTGATGTTCCTTTTCAAAGGTCTTTATAATATCATATATATTTGAAATTTTATCGTCTAAATTACTTTGTAATTGTGAAATATCCGTATAATTATGTTTTCGATATTCTGTAATTTTGGTAAGAATATCATCTTGTAATTTTCTAGTCGATTCTAACAACTCTTTGCTTACCCTCTGATATTTCTTCTTTTCACCACCACATACCGCTTGATAATTTCTTAAATATTCATCATATACTTGTCTAGGAATAAAAAGATCACCTATTACCTGTTTCAACGCCTCAATAACATCTAAACTAATATTAGCTGGTTGTCGATATAACTCCAAAAGAATATTTGTATCAAGTACAATCAAATGCCTCTCTGTTCTTATTTTTTTAAAATCGTCTATACTAATCATATATTAAAATCTCCATTATGATTTAACTTCATTTCTAATTTTTTACATGAATGCCATCGGTGAAGGATCTACGGCTGTATTCAACAATTCTAGCAGATTCTGAATATATGGGAATAAAATATTATCGTCAAAATGGATTAATTCATCTATTCCCTGTTTCAATCCCACTATTTTTTGAACATCTCGAATATCAGAAGGATACTCTTGTTTATTTATCAAAAGCCGCATAGCTTTTCCTCCACGAAATTCTTCAATTTCTCTATAAATTGGCTTTCCTTTATGCTTTATATAATTGTACAGGTTTCTTATATTGCTATTCGAAAAATTCTTCCAAAATTCAACAATTAAATCGACTGCCGGAGAAAATTCTGGCACCATTTTTTTCAGATATGCAAATGGATTTCCTTCAGCATGAGGTGTAGAAACACCATTCTCAGTTTTTCGCAATAAATCATATGCTTCTTCGATTGGGTGCATACAACTAACATCTTCTGCATTAGTCACATTTCCATCTTTATCGAAAGAATATAAAACATATTCCGCAGAAACATATGTAATTGTCCATGATAAATCTACCAAAATATTATAATTCAGCAATGCTGTTTCGTACAAATTTGATTTAAAAATTAATTCCACAGCTCTTTGCACATCAGGTTTATCAATTCTATTAAACCAATAATCCCAGTCTTCTTCTTGTGTTTTTCTCAAAAAAATTCTTGCTGTACTGTATCTTTCAAACAGTTCATTCCATTTTGATGCAAAATATATGTCTTGATTAGTTGGAAGTGAAATCCCCGCCTTTATTATAGCTCCATGCGGCGGCTCCAATGTTCCAAATATTTCATTTTTAAACATATCTTCCATAGAATCCTCCAATTTTAGTTATGATAAAATACTTATCGTATACAGTTTAACATATATTATACCATATTTTGTTTTTATATTATCAAATATCAGTGCTTGAAACAAAACATCTCTCACTTTTTTAGTCTTACCATGCCACACTCTTTTTCCGTAAAGCCTTCTATCTTCATCCCCTGCATGGCAACTTCTTTTCTTGCAACCAGACAATGCGTATACAATGCCATAATATACTTGTCCGACATGATGAAGGCGTATGTTTCATTCCCTTGATATGTATATCGGCACTTTTCCAGATTTTCCTGTGATATGTCAAAATAACATCTGACCGTTTCCAAATATGCATCTCCATTATACTGCGGTTTCAGCTTTTTTACATACCTTCTAATGGTCGCAAATATATTATTTCTTTCCATCGCGGTCTTAGTTCTCTTAAATACTGGCTTTTTCCATCGCAGATCCATATAAACATTATTAAGGATAGTCTGATTATAGTTAGTATAATTAGGTACTAATTTCTGAACTTCTGTAGGTTCAATTTCTGAACCTCCGAAAGTCTGTTTATTATACTTCTGCAAGTTCACATTTTGTACTTCTTGAAGTTCAGTTTCTGAACTTCTGGAAGTATCATTATTAGACTTCTTGAAGTTCAAATTCTGAACTTCTGTGGATTTATCATTATTCTGCAACATTTTTTCAGCCGTTTCTTCTGACATAGTCGCAAAATTTTTCACATAAATAATATCCGGTTTTCCCAGTCCCCTGCGCTTTTTCTCAATCAAACCAATTCCTTTTTCCAAATCAAGCTCTTTCATGATCTTTACACAGGTTGCTTTTGCACATCCCAACCTCCTTCTGTATATATAATCACTTTATTCAAATAACTCAAAACCTAAAAAAATAACCTCACCAGACACCAATCCAGTGAGGTCATATAATCACGCTTTCTGTTTAGGCACAAACTCAATCTTAAGAGCCATTCCCATACCATCTGCTAATCTTTTAAGTAAATTAACAGAAGGATTCCTCGTTCCATTCTCAAGCTTGCTGATATCTGCCTGATTGATGCCTGTTCGTTCAGCTAATTCCTTCTGGGTCATATTCTGAGAAGTACGAGCATCCACTATAGCTCTTATGACATCCATCTCTGGCTGAATAGCTTCATATTCTTTTCTGAACTCATCATCTTTTAACTGCTTAGAAAGCATATCATCAAATGTTCTCATCCTTCATCACCCTTTCTATGAAATCTTTTCTTCTATCCTTTGCAATCTGAATCTCCTCTTTAGGAGTTTTCTTTGTTTTTTTAATAAATCCATTCGTCAGTATTATTTTTCCCTCATAATAGAAAAAATATAAGACTCTGGTAATATCACTTCCAAATTTACAACGCAATTCAAATATTCCGTCATCCAGATGTTTACTGTAAGGTTCTCTAAGCATATTTCCCTTCTCTTGTAATATACCCAGCAATCCAAATATTTTAGCTCGCATCTTAGGATTAACAGAATCCAGAAATTCTTCTACTGGAACTTCGCCATTTTCTTTTTCATATGCTATCAGTTTAAATTCTGTCATGTAATCACCTTTGTAAATATTATATGGCATATATACCATAATGTCAATTATCCATTTAATATAATCATACCGAGCTATTTCTCTAAAAACGTGTAATAAGTGTGTAGTAGAGCTCTTTTCCAGCCGAGAAATGGCTTATTTATAGACTTTGTAGGAGTATCTAGTGATATTGCCGTGACACACCATCAATTTTGCTAAATCAATTTAAAATACCTCAACGCATCCTTAATATACTCCACCTTCTCCTGTGGACACTGCTTCACCCCTGGATTCTTTTTCTTGGACTTATTATAATTCTCACCCATGTCCAGACCACACATCCGCTTCACCTGTGCAATATAAGAAGTATGCACATTCACACCATACTTGTTCTTCACATAATCCTTAATCTTCTGATAAGTAGCCTTTTCTTCTGGTGTGTAGTTGCTCTCTTCATCAGGCTCCATTGTAACCTCAATCTTAGGTGTATCTTTTTTTAGGGATAATTTGACAACCGTTTCGACGTGCAACGGCATCTTTGTTGGAACACACATTTTCTGCCTCGTGTTCTTCAAAAGAACACACATCTTTATCATTCAACAAGTCATGATTATCGCTCATTTTTAAGCTCCTCCTTGTTGTCTACACAGCCTTTTCACAAAGATTCACATATCGGTCTCTGGCATATGGTATGCTTCTGTCATCCATACCCTTTAGCACAAATGTCAGCTTATACGGATCAGCTGTGCCATCCTCTTCCATATCACCGACAACGACTTTCTCCACAATGCTTTCAAATACTACTCTGTCAAATTCATCAAGTACATCAGCCCCTTTAAGCTTCTGCCTGATGAGTTTCATCTTATCAGCAATATTCTTCTGTGATAATACGCAGTCAGAAAATAAATGCTTTTCTTCTTCACATTTATCCAACTTATTGCTAATCTCACTGTATTTATCGTCATAGGCTTCTTTAGAAATTTTATCATCCAGATACATATCAGTCAATTTTTTTTTCTTCTTTTCAAGCGAGGAAATCTCTTTCTCAATACGCTTCAATTTTTCTGTACTGTCGTCTTTGGATAATGTTTCTTCCACTGATGACAACACAGATTCAAGTACATCATCAAAATTCTCTGCAAGCAACTTAAACATCTCAAGAAACGCATTTTCGATAACCACTTCATCTACGGCTTTGCTATGTGGGCAGTTTGCAATTCCCTTATTCGTTGCCGTCCGGCATTTCCATACCGGCTTTTTATGCTTTGTATCCTGATTATGAGAACGTCTGGTGAGATTAGTTCCACAGAAACCACACTGACACATACTGCTAAAAGCGTATTTTCTTGCAAACTTGATTCTCTCCGCATCTGATACATTTTCATTAGTACGATATCTGCTTTTTAAAATATCCTGAACTTTATCCCACTCTTCCTCTGAAATAATGGCTTCATGATGATTCTTCGTATAATATTTATTGGATTCACCGTGATTATCCAGACGCCTCTTTGATATCGGGTCTACTGTGTAAGTTTTTCCCATAAGCAAATCGCCCTTGTACTTTTCATTCTTAAGAATTCCCCTAACACCGCTGTCTGTCCACTTAACATTGCCCTTTTTATTGACCTTACCAAGCCTCGTAAGCTCCTTCGCAATTCTATATGCACCATATCCCTGCAGATACAAATCATAAATCAGGCGAACTGTCTCTGCTTCTGCTTCATTGATAGTTATACTCTTATCCTCCGGGTTATAATCATATCCGAGACATCCGTTAAATCCCATCAGCTCTCCTCTGGACATTTTCATCTGCACACCCATTGTCACATTCTGGGATAAAGACTCAACCTCATTCTGTGCAAGAGCAGATAAAAGTGATAACTGCATCTCACTTTCCATCTTTGATGTGTCAATATTCTCTTTTTCAAAAATTACTGTAACTCCCTTTACCTTTAGCATTCTTGTATATTGCAGTGTATCAACAAGATTTCGTGAAAATCTTGATACTGACTTCGTAATTACAATATCTATAAGGCCATTCATACAATCATCAATCATCTTAAGAAACTGCTCTCTTTTCGTTGTTTTGGTTCCTGTGATACCCTCATCAGCGTATATCCCAACCATAACCCACTCTTTATTGGAATCTATCTTATCCTGATAGTACTGCTTCTGTGAATTAAAGCTCTGTATCTGCTCTTCTCCATTCGTGCTGACACGGACATATGCTGCTACTCTTTTTCTTGTAATAGTAAGTGGTTTTCCCATCTTTCTGCGGTCTCTGATAACAGGACCATCCACTTTCTTTATTACTTCTACCTGTTTTTCATCCATAGAAAACGCTCCTTTCCTAAAATCTGTCTGTATAAAATAAATTGGCAGTAACATCATTTCTGCTACTGCCTACACTATAATTCAAAATATAAATGTTAACGAATGTGCGGCTATGCTGTCATAAAAGTTATAACATCATATTCACTCATAATATGAATTCTTGTTCTACTGTACTCATCTTCGGTAATCAGTCCCTTGCGGAAAATCCACCCAAGTACAGCCAGTTTCTTGGCTAATTCTAATTCTTTTGCCATGTGTAAACACCCCCTTCTTAAAATACTAAACATATCACCTTCTTTTACCGAAATCTCAATTGTGATAATCATACCGTTGAAAGATACTTCATTTGGCTTTCTGCATATCACATGTTGTCAGTCTCACAGCTGACCTTTAGTCCCCCGAATCGCTTCGCGACCTGTGGGCTACTCCTGTTCGAGTCCGTTTCCCACCCTTGACGGAAGTGTCTTCACCCGCTCCGTTTCCTACCGGAAACATCTTCGCTGGTTCTGTTGGCATATGATAAAGCTCATTTAGTTTTCAATGTACAAAAAAGTTGTAGAACATATGTTTGTTATATGTTATAATATTTATAGCCATTTCAGATATCTTCTGCTGTCTGCTGGCTATGTTTTGTTGTGATAATGATAGTAAATTTTGAGAATGAAACACATTGACGACATGTTGACTGGAAGTTGACATAGACATGGAGAAAGTATGAAAAATCAATTGACATTTGCACATGTGACAGGTGCATTACTTGACAATAAAATAAAGACTTACCCACAGCACCGGCTTGTGCGTGACCTGTTTTCGCTCTGCCTGTTGGATGAAGCCTCTGACTATAGTGAAGCTTCAGATGATAACATCACATTCAGCCGCTGGTGTAATGGAGCAAGACCTGTTCCTGTAGATATTCTGAATGAATACAAAAATGATACCGGGCGTAATCAGATGATTACGGACTTTAAGAACAAGATTATTCCTAATCTTATAAATGTTTCTAATACCAGATATTTGTTGGAAGATATGATTAATAACAGCCGAAAAATAATTGGCATTACCAAAGCTGATGAATTAATTGCCATTGATGATAATGCCACTTTTTTTACAGATGTTATGCTTTACGCCATATTATCTGACCATAACAGAAAGAACCTGTATTCACCGGAGCTTACTGACATTCTGCTAAGTAATCGTTTGCCGGCTGTTGTAAAAGAATTCATCGGAAGAAATGATGAGATAAAAGAATGTGGCAGACTGCTTGCTTCTGAATCCGTTGTTTTCATAAATGGAATCGCAGGAATAGGAAAAAGTGAATTGGCAAAATATTATGCCAGCAGGAATAAAAAGAAATATACCAATATCATCTACCTGTTTTATTCCGGCAGCCTGCGAAAAGACATTGCAGCCATGGAATTTTCAGATGATACATCAGATATGGATGAGGATGCTCTATTTGACTCACATTACCGACTGCTACGCTCCCTGCATCAGGACAGCCTTGTGATACTGGATAACTTTAATGCACTTCCTAAGGATGATGCTTTTTTCAAAGAATTTGGAAAGAATGATTTTGAATTGCTTGTCACGACACGCTGTGAAGTAAAACAATATGCTTCGATTAAGATTAAAGAGATAGCATCTGAAAAAGACCTTTTACAGCTTTTTGCTTCGCATTGTCCTTATTCGGATAATGATACTGAAACAGTTAAACAGATAATAAGAGAAGTTCATTCCCACACCCTGACTGTCGTATTATCAGCTCTTTCACTTGCAGCAGGCGGTCTTGAGCCTGATGAATTACTGCATGAATTAAAGCAGTGTGGGATTAATATCACAGATAGTGAAAATGTGGAATTATATAAAGATGGGGATTATCATGATGGGCTTATGATTGAACATTTGCGTATTCTTATGCAGATCAGCCGGCTTAACTCTTCTCAAACCGATATACTTAAGAACCTGTCAATCCTTCCGGTATCCGGCGTGTATAAGAATCATTTCAGGAACTGGCTGCAGCTCGCCTCTTTGCATGATGTTAATTATCTTGCCCGATATGGTTTTATAACGGATGACATAGAGAATAAGAAAATAAACCTGCATCCTCTGATACAGGAAATCATATATGAGGAATTAAATCCTTGCATTTCCAATTGTCAGACACTTGTAAACAGTCTTCACTCAATCTGCTTGATGCATGGCTTAGAAGTCCGAAAGCCCGATAATACGATACAGGCTATGATAAGTGTTGTAGAAAACATCATCAATGATAATTCTGCCTGTTATCTGTTATTCCTTCAGGATATGTTTCCATATCTTGAAAAATACTCTGTCAGGGATTATATGTCAAAACTGGCTGACCGGATATCATGCCTTATGGAACAGGAGCATATCGATTCTGTCTGTGACAGAGCATTACTTTTAGACTATAAAGCAGAGCTTGCATACATGAGAAAGGATTATGATGTGGCTGTAAAAAAGCGTGAAAAAGCTATACACCTGCTTGAAAATGAAGATGACACTATGAACACCATGAATCAGAAACGCTATATCAATCTACTCTCAAATCTTTACAACAATCTGTCCAATGTATATCTTGCACTTAAAAAAACTGATAAAGCAACCGAAGCCTTACACAAGGCATTTGAGATAAGGATTTCATATGCTGACACCGGCATAATTGAAACGCATGATATGCTCCAACAGATGCTTAATCTTGTAAATATGCTGATACTTGCTGGTGATTTAGAGCTAGCACGGCTTGTCCTTAATCAATATGATGCTCTTGTAACAGATAACGAAGGCTACAACACTTTAGATTATGGCTGCTACCGACTTGCTTCCGGAATAATTGCATTAAAGGAAGGTAAACCAGTAGAAGCCGAAAAGAATCTACTGGCAGCAGAGAGTATTATCAATGCTGCTATGGATACCAGTGATTCTGATTTAGCTTCATCTGATACTGCTGTTTCAGCATTTGATAATTATGTTTCTAAGAATAACTATCTGAAATCTGTATACGGATATCTGAATAATCTATATGCCAGATGGCACAAGCCTGAGAAAGCACTGGAATATAAAGAAAAATGGCTGAATACCAAGAATGAACAAAATAAGAATATCACACACAGAAACGCATAAACTATTAATGCCACTAAAAAAAATACTGTTTGACATCGCCAGATATCAATGGTATATTATTTGTAGTGGTTGTGCTACGGAAACTTGCGATGCCCGTAGCCGGTGGAGTTCCATGCGTGGGCTCCACTTTTTTTATGCCTGTTTCAGAAAGGAAATACTATATGGCAAAAAACTTTCTCACCTATGAGCAGCAGCTACATATTCTTGAATATGACAAGCAACTTGCTATTCCTAATCACGAATATGCCACTAAAAAACTGGAAGAACTCAGCTACTATTCTCTAATAGGTGGATACAAATCTCTTTTCAAACACGCTCCGTCAAATAAATATATTCATGGCGTTACTTTTGATGAATTAGTTTCTTTCTACTACTTTGATGAAGAGCTACGCACTTTGTTTCTGAAATACATTCTTCATGTAGAACGCCATATAAAATCCATGTTTTCCTATCACTTCTGTGAAAAATATGGTGAACAGCAGTCCATGTATCTTGATATAAATAATTATAATCACACCAGAAAGAACCATCGTGAACTGCTTCGCCTGACTCATTCATTACAAAAAGTTATTGCTACACCTAGCAAATATGCCTATATTGAGCATTCAGTCAATACATATCACAATGTACCATTATGGGTTACAACAAATGCTTTAACATTTGGGCAGATTTCCAAAATGTATCAATATGCAACTACTGATATTAGAACCAAAATCAGCAAAAACTTTCAGAATGTTTCAGAAAAACAATTGCATCAGTTTATCAACATTATAGGCAAATGCCGTAATGTATGTGCTCATGGAGAGCGTCTGTTCTCATTCAGAATAAACGAGACGATTCCTGATACTCTGCTACACAAAAAGCTTCAAATAACTCAAAACAATAATCACTATGTATACGGCAAGCAGGATTTATTCGCAGTTGTAATTGCCCTACGCTACCTGATAAATAATGATGAATTCAGACTCTTTAAAACTGCTCTTTCAAAACTTATAAAAACTGTAATTAAGCAGTGTCCTCATCTTACAGAGAAACAATTGCTTGATAATATGGGGTTTCCTGCTAACTGGGATAAAATCAGCCGATACAGGAAAATATAATTTAATATCTATCCTGAGTTTATTGACATACGCATCCTGTAATGTTAATGTACATATGGTTGCGCTACGGAAACTTGCGATGCCCGTAGCCGGTGGAGTTCCATGCGTGGGCTCCACTTTTTTATTTTCCCCGAAGGTACCTTAACCTTACTACTTGTGTCAATAATTTGCATTATGAGAAGTTTCAGGATGGAACTGTAAAATGTATTGAAGATGAGATACCGTTTGAAGTGCCGGAGGGGTGGTGCTGGGCACGAGTTAGAGATATTGCAATGGTTAAAGGTGGAAAGAGGTTACCTAAAGGAGCAAGTTTTTCAGAAGAGATTACTACCCATGCATATATCAGAGTAACTGATATGAAAAATCATTCTGTCAATATTTCTAATTTGAGGTATATTTCTGATGAAATATTTTCAGCAATCAAGAATTACACAATTGCAAAAGATGATTTGTATGTAACAATAGCTGGAACAATTGGTGTTGTTGGAGAAATTCCAGACAAGTTGGACGGAATGAATCTCACCGAAAATGCTGTAAAAATAACAAATATAGCCATAAATAAGTCATTCCTTTGCATAATATTGCAAACGGATTTTGTTCAACAGCAGTTTCAAGATAAAACCCACCAAGTGGCGATGCCAAAGTTGGCATTAGAAAGAATTCTTTCAACTTTGATTCCTATATGTCCATATGTACAGCAGCTACAAATTGTTGATAGATTTCAAATCTGTGACAATTTCTTATCTACTATTGATACTGAAAAAGAAGAACTTCAAAAAATAGTATCTTTAAGTAAGTACAAAATCCTTGACCTCGCCATCCGTGGTAAACTTGTTCCACAAGACCCGAATGACGAACCAGCATCTGTGATATTGGAGCGTATTCGTACAGAGAAAGAAGAACTGATTAAACAAGGCAAAATCAAGCGTGATAAGAAGGAATCTGTTATCTTTAAAGGTGATGATAACTCTTATTATGAGAAGATTGATGGTGAGGTGTCTTGCATTGATGAAGAAATACCATATGATATTCCAGATACTTGGACATGGATGCGTTTAGAAAATTGCTGTGTTAAAGAAATTCGTCGAGGGAAATCTCCAAAATATGCAGAAATCAGCAATGTTATTGTATTTGCTCAGAAATGCAACACCAAATACAACGGCATAGATATTAGTTTGGCTCAATATCTTGACAAGACCACAATAAAACGTTATCCGACTGATGAACATATGCAAGATGGAGATATAGTAATTAACTCAACCGGAACAGGTACTCTTGGACGAGTCGGAATTTATAGAAATACCGATAATACTACAGGTCTCTTAATTGTTCCTGATTCCCATGTTACGGTAATTCGTAGCTTTAGTTGCATCAGCTCATATTACCTATATGCTTTCATGAAGGCACATCAAACCGAACTTGAAAAGAAAGGTGAAGGATCAACAAATCAAAAGGAATTAAAGCCACTTACATTAAAAGAAATGCTCATCGCAGTTCCTCCGATATCTGAACAGAAACGCATTAATAAATCTATAAATGTTGCATTTAGCCACCTAGCTATAATCGAAAAGTGCCTCAATTGAGACTCTTCTCAATATGCTCTATTGCTGAAAAAGTTGCTTTGAGCTTGTTGCAAATATTTTCTTGCTCTTTGGTTGGTGGAATAGGTATAACCAAGTTAAGAATATCTTCACGAGATATTCCCGGAATAAGTCCATTGGCAGCTTGTTTGATTTTCGTCATTGAATATTCAATGCATAATGCCAGAAAATCAACATTAAGGCTATAGATATTGCGAATAGCCATAATTTGACGCGCAATGTGAGCTTCCCCAAAGTTATTATGTGCGATTTCGCCGATAGTTCCTTTGCAAGTCAGAAGTAAGTCTCCCCTCCGAGTAATAACTTGCGGAACGGTAGTCCAACGAACTAAGCTAATATGCCCATTTCTAAAATTGCTTGCACCTGTAATATATGGAATTCCATCATTTTTATCGTTATATTCTGATGGAGACAAATCTCTTCCAGATATGAGTTCCCATGCAGTCTTTAGACGAATAAAAGCCCAACCTTCTGACAATTCAAACGGAATTTCTTCATCAATGCAATTTACTTTATTGCCAATCTTCTCATAATAAGAGGAGTGTAAACATCTTCGATATAATATTAGAGCGAATTTCTCGCAAAATTATTATATCGGAGGTGTCTTTTTATGGAGACAAAAATAACATTTGAAGAATACTTGAGAAAGGAAAATTTATCAGAAAATACGATAACATCGTATCTATGGACAGTGAATTATTTCAATGTGAATTACGATGTTGTTAGCAAAGAAAATCTGCTTGCCTACAAAGGGTATTTGATGGAATTTTTTAAACCTAAAACGGTAAATCTACGTATACAAGCAATAAACAAATATTTGGAGTATTTAGAAGAACAGCAATTACAGTTGAAAGCTGTAAAGGTGCAGCAAAAAAACTTCTTAGAGAATGTTATCAGCAATGCAGATTACAATTTTCTTAAGAAGCAGCTCAAAAAGGATAGTAATATGGAATGGTATTTTGTAGTTTGGTATTTAGCAGCTACGGGAGCAAGAGTAAGCGAACTTATCCAAATAAAGATTGAACATATTGAAATCGGATATTTTGACCTATATACAAAAGGTGGAAAGCTTCGCCGATTATACATACCCCAAAAATTAAAGAAAGAAACTCTTGAATGGCTGAAGGAAAAACATCGTTCCTCCGGTTATTTGTTTCTTAACAGATATGGCGAAAGAATTACCACAAGAGGAATTTCACAACAGCTGAAAAACTACGCCGAGAAATATGGTCTTGATAAAAAGGTGGTTTATCCTCATTCATTCCGCCACAGATACGCAAAGAACTTCCTTGAAAAGTACAATGATATTGCTCTACTTGCCGACCTTATGGGGCATGAGAGCATTGAAACAACACGCATTTACCTTCGCCGTACTGCCAGCGAACAACAGGAACTTGTAGATAAAATAGTAACCTGGTAAAAATATTAAGCCGTCCTTGAATGAGGGCGGCTGTTTTCTAAAGTAATGCATTTGAAATCAAATCAAGCTGTTTATATGCAATATGAATAAGCTCGACAATTCTTGCTTGCTCTGCTAATGGAGGGATTGGAATAATCATAAGAGAAAGTGCATTAAGATATATTCCTTTTTGAGCTGTCCCTTTACTATTGTCAGTGAGCCATTTTTGAATTTGAGGAGATTGGACAATGTGCATCAAATATAAAGGATTAATTAAGCATGGTTTAATAACTGCAACGCTCCTTTGTAATGCAAAATGATTGTTGTTCTGAACTACTGCACTTCGACCAATACTGCCAACAATAGTAAGCAATACATCGCCAACTTCAATATTAGTACGTTGATTTTCAATTTTCCATTCTTCGTTTGTAATCCATCGTGATATTTCGTTCATTAAAATAGAATTATCATTTATATTTGCAGCACTTAACAAAGGGATGCCACTACCATTATTTGGTGGTGGATTATGAGAACCATCACTAATTGAAAGTGCGATTTCTCTCAGAGATGCCCAATTCCAACTATCTGGCAAATGTATTCCATAATAAGAGTTATCATCACCTTTAAAGATAACAGATTCCTTCTTATCTCGCTTGATTTTACCTTGTTTAATAAGTTCTTCTTTTTCAGCACGGATACGCTCAAGAAGAACAGAAGCCGGCTCGTCATTCGGGTCTTGTGGGACAATTTTACCACGGATGGCAAGGTCGAGAATTTTAGATTTTGTATTACTTATACTTGTGCTAAGTATTTCTTTATTTTTTGAAATACTATCAATCAAATTTATAGCAGACTTCAAAGTATTACTAATTCTAAGTTGTTCGTTATATGGTGGTACAGGTATCCATAAAGTTTTTAATATTGCGGCTTTGATACCAGCTACAGTGCTTCCAGTTTTATTAACATATAATTGTTGCTGAAAAAAATCACTCAATATAAACATTAACATAACATAATTTATCAATTCATTCTTTGAACCATATTGTTGAAACGTAATTAATCTTTGCCCTGCACTAAATTTTTCCATATCAGCTAAAGCTGCATTGCCCAAAGGAGCTTCCGTTGTAAATAAAATATCACCTTTTTTTGAAATGCCACGTTGCTGCCGTTCTTTAAACTCTTCTTCTGATATATAATCATCAATTGTATAATCAATATATCCAGATTTGACATTTTTTGCAGTAACCAAAGGTATTCCATTTGTTATTTTAGTTGGTGTTGCACCTCGATAATCAATAAAATTATATATATCGTTCAACTTACACCAAGCCCACCCTTCCGGCACTTCAAACGGTATTTCATCTTCCATACATTTTACGGTTCCATCGGCGAACTTCTCATAATGCAAATTATCCTCACCTTTAAAGATAATTGTATCATTCTTAATATCCTTTTTCTTGAGCTTACCTTCCTTGAACATCTGCTGCTTTTGCTCTCTGATGCGTTCCAACAATACCTCTGCTGGTTCATCATTTGGATCCTGCGGAACAAGTTTGCCACGGATAGCAAGATCAAGTATTTTTTGTCTTAATGCTTTTGTATCCATTACTCCTCCACTTCTCCAATCAGTTGTTCCAATTCTGAAACTGCCTTGGCAATATTCTGAGATTTTTCTTTAATCTGATCTAATAATTCCGCAAGTGTATAATTATCTGTATCAGATTCTGTCTTCATCCATGTAATATCAAGACTTGTTTTATCTCTTGCAAGAATATCCTGAATTGAGAATTTACGCCATCTTCCATTTGGATTTTCTTCACTATATGTTTCTTTTCGTTTGCTTAAGTCTCCATCTGCATAGCATGCTATAAAGTCATCAAAGTGCTCTGGCTTTAAAGGATTAGTTTTTCCAAATGATGGCATATCATTTCTAAGATCATAAATCCAGACTTCTTTTGTATTTCCCTTGTCTGTTTTTCCACGAGTAAAGAAAAGTACATTTGTCTTAACACCCTGTGCATAGAATATTCCGGTAGGAAGACGCAGAATTGTATGTAGATTACATTTATCTAATAAATCCCGTCTAATTTTCTCGCCATCACCATCCGCAAATAACACATTATCCGGCAATACAACAGCAGCTCTTGCTTTTCCGTTGTTTTTAAGACTTCGATAAATATGCTGTAAAAAGTTTAACTGTTTGTTACTTGTAGGATAAGTAAAATCATCACGTGTAGCACGTTCTCCGCCTTTCTTAGTTCCAAATGGTGGATTTGTCAGAACCAAATCGTAATCATGCATTGATTTTCCTATATTTGAAAGCGTATCGCCTAATGTAATAGGAGCTTCGATATCATGGAGCATAGCATTCATCAATGCCAACCGGTGTGTATCATGTACAAGCTCACAGCCTGTAAATGCTTCCTCCCTCTCAAATCTCGCCATATCTGCATCTTCAATATCAAAAAAATTATCTGTATGCTCTGCAACATATTGGTGAGCAGCAATCATAAAACCAAATGTTCCACAGGCAGGGTCGTTACATCTCTCTCCTACTTGGGGTTTCATAAGTTTTGTCATAACATCAATCAAAACACGTGGAGTAAAATACTGACCTGCACCCGATTTCTTTTCATTAGCATTTTTCTCAAGTAATCCTTCATATAAATTTCCAAGTCCTTCTTCTCTCGCAGAATACCAATCAAGACTGTCTATCGTAGCTATAATTTTCTCAAGATTCTTAGGCTCATCAATATTTGTCGCTGCACCCTGATATATTTCACGAATTCTGCCTGTACCATTATCCCCTAGTTCTGATAACAGTTCCTTATAAAATTTTTTTAATTCTACCCCGCTTTTAGCCTTCAATTCATCCCAACGATATTTCTCTGGAATCTGTTCTTCTGTTCCAGTTTCCTTCGCCATTTTCAAAAACAAAATATATGTTAATTCTGTAACATACTGATGATATGTGATGCCATCATCTCTTAATACATTACATAAATTCCATAATTTTGATACAATTTCTTGTGTTGTCATGCAACATTTCCTCCGTCATCATACAAATATTCATTTAATTCAAGCACAATGCTTTCAAGGTTATTCTGAAATACTTTATTTATCTTTTTGAAGCCTCCATAGCTTGCGAATCTGCTGTCTTCATCAAATACCTTGATATTCATTACAGATTCCCCCAGCAGATATTTTTCAATGCGGGATATCCAGCTCTGTTCCTGCTTTGAGAAATTATGTTTTTTTCTAAGTTTCTCAACAGCTCTGTGAATACGTGCTTCATGACTAATAAGCGTTGATCCAATTGCATAGCGTCGAATCAAGCTTATAATATCTGCCATTATCTCTTCATTAGTCAATTCATAAAGTGCAGTATTCAACTGCTGTGTAGTAAATCCTTCTCTGTCAAGTGTTAATCTTAAATCCTTCAAATCTTTTCTTGTCAAATCCTTAGGTCTGGTACAAATAATATTCAATGCTGCAATTTCATTTCGATTGCTCTGAATATATCGTGAAAATGCATTCAGGTAATCTTCTGGTTTTTCTGCATTTCCATATCCACGTGAATGTTCTGTCAATACATCCTCTGCATCTGAAACTACAACAGGACGAGAACCATTTGCTTTCGTTTCTTGTAGCATTTTGAATACATCACGATATTTAAGCAGACGATTCTTAGCCTCCTGCACATCTGACTTTTCAATTTCCATAATAAGCTGTGATGGGTCTTTTCCATCAGTCATGCTAATGAAATAGTCCATCATTTTAGGCGACATATTTCGTTTCTTTCTCTGCAATTTGGCAATTATCTGATTAATCTGCTGCTCTACCTGTTTATCATCATTTATTTCAGACAGACCATCTAATAACTGAGTAAAGCTTGTTGTTGGATTAACCACTACTGGTTTCATCGTATTCACATCATTCAAAGAATCATATACCCCTACAGGATCGTATATTTCAAAATGCGTCTTATGTATTTTCGGACATAATCTAGTAGCACGCCCCAACATCTGCTCAAATAAAATACGTGATTTCACACGACGCATAAACACTAATGTTGTAATTTCCGGCACATCAATTCCTGTAGTCAACAAATCCACTGTTACTGCAATGCTTGGGTAACTCTCATTCTTGAAACGTTTTATAGCCTCCTGCACTTTCTTAGGATTGCCGCCTCCAACGCTACCTGTTATCTTCATAATAGCCTCATTAGAGACCCCATATTCCGAATAAATATCTCTCAAAATTGATACAATCATATCTGCATGTTGGTCATCAACTGCATATATTAGAGTTTTTCCCTGTTCTTCTGGATTCTCAGGATCTATATCTCTAGCAATCTCGCCTAAAACGGTCTTATTGAAATTCTCTGTAATAACCTGCCGATTAAATTGTTCAACATCAAAATCTAATTCATCATCCAACAACTCACTATTTGTAATTTCACCTGTCACAGGATCATAAATCATAACTGTATCACCCGATTTGTAGTGAATTCCACCTGTACTGAGTTTTGTTTCCAAATGATGAGGAGCATCATGATCTACTAAATATCCTTCTATGACAGCTTCTCTATATGTATATTTAAACACTGGTTGTCCAAAAATTTCTGTCGTCTGAAGTGCAGGTGTTGCCGTAAGTGCAATCTTCACCGCATCGAAATATTCAATCACACTTCGATATTTGCTTTGATAATCTCTTTGGTCACGATACAAAATTTCGGTGTCGCCCATTTCCTTGTCAAGAATATATCCGCGGTGTGCTTCTGCTCGTGTCAAGTAAGAAACAAAAAAAAATTAATTTTTTTTATCAATGGGGAACCTTTAGCAAGATTCCCCATGTTACTTCTTTATAATTTTGTTTTCTCGCTATTACTACTGATTATACCATCATCCAGCCTGAAAGTCATCAAAGTTCCATCTGATTTCAATATGCTCATTATCATACACCAACACATAATCAATGAGATATCTGATTACTTCTTCATCAAACTCATCCAACTTACTAAGCTTTGTTAGCTGTTCCTGCTTTGCATCAAGAAAGAGATCCTTTTGCATATCAAGTGTTTCCTGCTTCTCTGTAATCAGACTTTCTATCTCTGCGATTTTCTGCTTAACTTCTGCAGTCTTTTTTGCCATCTGATCACGAGTGATATTTGTTTTTGTATAATCATCGTATATCTCAAACTTTAGCTTTGCATAGTGTGCCTTTGACTTTTTAAGTGATTCGATTTCCCTTTCAAGATTATCTGGACAATTACCGCCATCAGTTTTCAACTCAAATTCCTGCAACTGAGCCAATGCCATATTTCTAGCAATGTCTAGAAGTGTCGCCTCAAGTTCTTCACCTCTAATACGTGACACATGACCGTTGTGGCATCTGTATGAGGATTTATTTCCGTATTTATAAAGTCCCTTACCACATATTCCACAGCGAATATACGATTTACGCCACTTTCCATTTGGTTTTCTCTTCGTCACTTCTCGTCTTGCTATCATCTTGTGAGCAAGCTTGAAGTCTTCCACAGAAACTAATGGTTCATGACAGTTTTCAACAATTATCCAGTCCTCTTTATCTCTCTGCACAACCTGATGACCGGTATCAATATTATCAGCCGTCTTGTTATTGATTACAGAACCAATATAGACTTCATTATATAAAATCTCCATTACTGTACTGGCACTCCACATGTGCTCACCAATATCCCTTTCATAACATCTCTTAACTCCAATCTTTTGGTAATACTCAAATATGCTATCATATCCATTATTATTCAGATAATTTGCAATCTCGGTGTATTTCATGCCTTTAATAGCCAGTTCAAATATCAGCTGGACAACAGGTGCTGTTACTGGGTCAGGCACTAACATATGCTTATCATCTTCACTTTTCTGGTATCCAAAAGGAGCAAATGCAGCAATGTACTTTCCCTGCTTAGCCAACACTGCCTTAGCGGCTCTTACCTTTTTTGATGCATCCTTACAATACAATGCATTCACAAGATTTTTCAGTGCAACACTCATACCTCCGGTTGAACCAAAGCTGTTAGCAGAATCGTAATTATCATTCACGCTGATATATCTTACCTGAAGAACCGGAAATATACATTCCATATAGTTACCAACTTCAAGATAATCTCGTCCGAGTCTGCTGTAGTCCTTCGTCACAATAACCTGAATCTTACCAGCCTTTACCAGATCCATCATTTTTACAAAATTAGGTCTGCTAAAGTCTGCTCCGGAATATCCATCATCTGAAAATTCCATTATGTTGCAGTCCTTTAGTTCAGGCAGTTTCTGGATATGATCAAGCATTAACTTTCGCTGATGGGAAATACTGTTACTTTCCTCATGAGCAGCCAAGTTGTCATCTTCATCTGATAATCTCATATAGAGAGCTATCGTCTTATCCATTGCTGCTCACCTCTCTTTCTTCTGCCACTTTAAGCAACTCCTTTAGGAAATCATCATACAAGAGCTTAACTTCTATATTGCCATCATAAAAAACAATTTCCGATACAAAAGCATCCACAAGCTCCTTTGTAAGTTTTCTTTTAGCCATATATTTATTGACAGTTTCTTCCCATCCTTCATCAATATGAAATTCTTTTTCATACAGACTTCTTCGATGAAGCAATTCAGTAATCTGCGCTTCAATCTCATTTACTCTGCTTTCATATTCTCTCTGATACTGGCACAGTTCTTCCGCAGTGATTAACTGTTCCCTATAATCTTCATACAAACCACTTTTGTTAGCGGTAATTCTTCTTACATCATTTTGAAGTTTTGCTATCTGCTTGGTATAAATATCATATTGAAGAACATTCTCTTTTCTGCTGTTCATCTTCTGAACAAACTTTGTTTTCTCAACACACAAACTCATATGCTGACGGATAACAGAAAAAACACTATCCATAACCTCAGAATAATCATAAGAGTACTTATTTTCACATAGCCTAGCTAATTTTCTACGGTTCTTACACTTATAATAGAACTTTTCTGAATAAGTGTGATGCCTGCCAATCAATACACTGCCTCCACAACAGGCGCATTTTGTTTTATATACCAGAATATTATCCGGCTTATTTGGAACATCAGCTTTAGGTTTTGATGCTTCTAAATGCTTCTTTTTGATATGCTCCATTCTCTCCCTTGTTTTGTAGAAAGTGTCCTTATCAATTATTGGTTCATGAACATTTTCTATTCGCTGCCATGTTGATGCATCTGTTTTAACATTCTTTCTCCCGGTATCAAGAGCCTTCCTTTGCTTTCCATGAACAATATTTCCAATGTAATATTCCCCTTGGAGTATCTCTTTTACATGCGAATAGTGCCATTCTCTTGCTTTTTCAGCAAGTTCAATCTTTCCTGACTTATAGAATCTGTATTTCGGAGGTGAAAGAATTCCTTCGTTTTGCAAAGTCTTTGCAATACCAGCATATCCCTTCCCATCCAAAAACATATTAAAAATTCTAACTACATTGTCAGATACCTCTTCATCAATCAAAAGCTTTCTTGAACCATCTGTAGCCCTGTAATATCCATATGGTGGCGTTCCCTCGCTGAAGCCGCCCTGTGCCCAAATACTATGCTTTCCGGTCTCTACTTTCTTTGAAAGGTCTTTGGAATAATATTCATTCACGATATTCTTAAGCGGTACGGATAAATCAGTTCCCGGTCTTGCAGTATCAAAATCATCTGTGATAGCAATATATCTCACATCAAGAAAAGGAAATACCCTCTCAATGTAGTTGCCTGCTTCCACATAATTTCTCCCAAGTCTGCTAAGGTCACGGGTAATAACAGTATTAATCCTGCCAGCCCTTATATCCTGAATCATCCGGTCAAATTCTGGTCTTTCAAAAGTAGTTCCTGTCACCGATATATCGGCATAGACCTCAACCTCTACCATATCATCCTGCGAATTAATAAATTCCCTGATATATGCTATCTGTGTGTCTACAGTATCTCTTTCCTTATTCGCCTCTGATTCAAATGAAAGTCTCGCATAGATTCCAACCTGATATGGTTTTGCCTCCTTATCCATGCTTAAAACTGCTTTTGCCGTCAGATTGTCAGTCGGCTCTGCAACTGCAACCGGCATATTTTTTCTGCTCTTTCTTGCCATACTACACAGCCTCCTTTAATCTGATATTCAGTTTTCCTGTACTGTCCACCTCAACCGAATGCCCCTGACTTGCAATAACATTAAGACATTCTTTGTAGCAGTCATCAAAGTCAAACACTACTTCAATGTGGGTTTTATCAAATACCTTTATTTCACGGATAAGAGATACAACCACTTCCCTTGTAAGCTTCTCGATATTTTTATGTTCCGTAAAATAATCAAGCCATACAAAGCCTTTGCTCTTACGATTCAGCACATCTTCCATTTCCAATTCAATCTGGTGAATGGCAATCTCGGCACTCTTTTTCCTCTGCTCATATGCTGTATGAAGCTCTTTGTAATCTTCCTTTGAGATAATGCCATCCTTCATATCCTCATAAAGCATTCCTCTGAGGTCTGCACATCTGTCTACCTCTGCCTGTTTCTTTTCACGCCTTTCCTCAAGCTTTTTCATATCAAGCTGCTGAAACGGCACGTTGCCGATAAAAGAAAGAATTCTTTTAAGGTCAATCATGTTATCAATGTGTGTCTGTAAAAGCTCTAGCACCACTTCTTCCAACTTATCCGTGGAAATTCTGTGGGAACTGCACTGCTTTGAATCCTTATGGGTTGCACACAGATAATAGGCATAAGTTTTGCCACCCACTTTTGAAGTTTTTCTTACCATGGGAATCCCACAGCCGCCACAGGTAACTACCCCTGACAGCGGATAAACTTCCTCTCTGTCCGGTGATGTTCTTGTATCCATTGCAAGCAATCTCTGTACTACTTCAAAATCCCTGTCCGTGATAACCGGCTCATGGTTCTTTTCAATCCTTATCCATTCGCATTTTTCTTTGATTATGGTCTTTTTGACCTTGTGATTCGGTGTTGTCTGTTTTTCCTGTACGAGATTACCTATATAAACCTCATTTGTAAGGATTCTCCTTACCATGACTGAAGTCCACTCCGACTTTTCTTTTGTCTTAAAGCATGTCTGATAATTGCTTCCTGTGCTTGCTTTATACTCAGCCGGTGGAAGTATTCCTGATGAATTAAGTTCACATGCAATTGCATCCTGACTTTTTCCATGCAACTTCATTCTGAAAATATCTTTCACAACATTTGCTGCATATACATCAATTTCCAGTTTGTGCTTATCTTTATCATTCTTTTTGTATCCATATGGCACAAATGCCGTGATTACATCTCCCTGCTTTCTCTTAATTTCAAGATGTGAACGTATCTTAATTGAAATATCACGACAGTAAGCATCATTAATAAGATTTTTGAATGGAATAATAATCTCATCTGACTGCGACTTTGCCTCTCCGGAATCAATACCATCATTGATTGCAATAAATCTTACTCCCATAGCAGGGAATAATCGCTCAATATACATACCTGAATCTATATATTCTCTTCCGAATCTGCTCAGATCCTTAGTGACAACGCAATCAATTTTGCCTTTCTTAATATCTTCAAGCATCATCTGGAATGCCGGTCGCTCAAAATTAGAGCCGCTGAAACCATCATCAACATACTCCTGCACAACCTCAATATCATTTTTGTTTTCGAGAAAATCTCTAATCAGTGATTTCTGATTTGCGATACTGTTACTCTCAGTTTTTTCATGTGAAGCAACAGCGCCATCTTCCTTCGATAAACGAACATAGATGGCTGCATGATAGATCTTTTTGATCTGACTTATCTGACTCATATGCACATCCTCCTATTGTTGTTTAAGTTAGAAGATAACTTTTCAATAAGGTGATATGCACTAATTTAGAATTTTTATACCAAAAACATCATAGCACATATCACTTTGAAATTCCACCACAAATTTTCAGACATTCAAAAGCAGATTTTCAAATGCCTGTTCCATCGACAGTCCATTATTCGCAAAGCTTACCTTAATCATCATACTTCCACGACGCAGCATATATGGATTTCCCACCTGTTTTAAGAACTGTGCCTGCCTCTTACTCTGTGGCTGATTTTTATCTATTTTAATTTTTCTAATATCAGTCAGATCTTCTATTTTTACATTGTTAAAATCCACATCTAATAGTGCTCTGTATTCTTCTGCTGTCATAAAATCTATCCCCCTTTCAGTAAAAATGCCACCCATAGAATACAGGTGGCTATGTAACCCGGAGCAAATGCCCCGGTAATATTTAATTGTACTTTTCATATGCCCCAATCTGGATTTTTACACATTCAGTAATCTTATCAAGTAGTTCCGTATCTGAAATTGAAGCAACTACCCTCTCAATATGGACATTTACATCAATGGATACAATCTGCTCACATAATGCCATACTGTCAAATACCTCAAAATCTGTGTCAGTA